CTACTGATGTGATTGCTCAGAATTTAAATACATTCTCAGGCACAAGCGTTAGTACTACTTTCTACGATAACATAACTAACGGCTCTGCTGTATCAGGTTTAACACTGACACGCATTGGCTCTACTATTCATATTCAGTCTACCAATAGCACAGACTTTCAGGTAGAAGTAGGTGACTCACATGGTGGCGATCATCTCCTTGTATTCAAAGATGAGACAGGAGACTTTAAGAAGCTACCAGTAGAGGCAGCAAATGGCTTTGTTATTAAAGTATCAGGCGATAACCAGAAGGCACAGGATGACTACTATGTTAAGTATAATGATGGTGTCTGGAAAGAAACAAACGAGCCAGGGTCTCTAACACAGTTAGATGCCTCTACTATGCCACACAAGTTAGCCAAGCTACCTAGTGGTAACTTCACATTTAACTCTGCTGTATATGCAGAACGCAAAGTGGGAGATGATGATACTAATCCATTCCCATCTTTTGTAGACTTTACTATATCAGATATATTCTTTCACAGGAACAGACTAGGACTACTAGCTGACGAGAATATTATATTTGGACGTGCTGGTGAGTTTCTTGAGTTTGACTTCTTTAGAAAATCCACACTAGCTATTGTAGATAGTGATCCTATTGACGTAGCAGTATCCTCTAACAAGGTTAGCATACTTAAACATGCTGTACCATTCAGTGAAAGCCTCCTGCTATTCTCTGATCTAACACAGTTTAAGGTAACTGCTGATCCCGTACTAACACCAGAGACTATTAACGTAGCCAATACCACAGAGTTTGAGGCATCACTACGAGCCAAGCCAGCACAGGCTGGTAAATTCGTGTACTTTGCCTCCAAGCGTGGTGCATGGTCTGGTATGTGGGAATACTTTGTAGATACTGATACAGACACTAACGATGCTAGTGAAATTTCTGCACATATCCCACAGTATTTAGAAGGTGAGATTACTAATATCCAAGCCTCGTCTAACGAGGATATGATTTTAGTACAGACTACTGATGATACTAAAGCAATCTACGTATATCGCTACTACTGGCAGGGTAGAGAAAAGCTACAGGCCTCGTGGTCACGCTGGGTATTTGATGGAGATGTTATAGGTTTCTCATTCAATCGTGCAGACATCTATATACTTATTAAACGAGGTACTAACTTATTCCTAGAGCGTATCAATCTCTCTGTAGATGATGCGACTAACTACACTGATGGTGCCTTCTCTATTCATCTAGATAGACGAGTTAGACTAGAAACCTCTGGCTTAACTAGTGTTCCATACACAGATGCTAGTACAATTTACGTAGATCAAACGGGTAAGATAATACCTCTGTCTAGTGTTGCAGGTAAACTAGCAGCAAGCGAGGTAGTATATGCAGGTATTCCGTTTACTTTTAAGTACGAGTTTTCTGAACCAGTAGTTAAGCAAGATAACATAGCAATTACAACAAGTGTTTTACACTTGCGTAACTATGCTGTAGTGTACAATAACACTGGCTACTTTAAGGTAGTCATAGAACCCCTTAAGAGAACACCCTACATTCGTTACTTTACTGGACGGATTGTAGGCGGTGCTGCTAACATTCTTAATAAGGCAGCTATTGATAGTGGTACGTATCGCTTTGGCGTTATTGGCCACGCAGGGGAAACAAAGGTTAGATTAGAAAGCGACAGTCATCTTCCCTGCCAGTTCCAATCGGCAGAGTGGGAAGGTTTCTATGTATTACGTTCTAGGAGAATGTAGTGAAGGTACATGTGAGAGCTAGCACACAATCAGATATAGACTACTTAGAGCATAACTTAAGGCGAGAAGATGCTGAAGAAGTGTTAGCCTCACATGGCAGTACCCGTGAAGCACTACAGTATGGGCTTGATAAGTCCGACGAGTGCTGGACTTTTCTTGTAAGAGATACAGAAGAGATAGCAGGTATATATGGTGTAGCCTCTATAGATCAGCTAACTGCTGCTCCCTGGCTGCTCACTACTCCTGCCATACAGAAAGTATGGATACCATTTTTACGTGGTTCACGGAAATGGGTAGAAGAAACAAACAAGAAGTACCCCATATTATTTAATGCAGTTGATGCAGACTATAAGGTAGCTATTAAATGGTTACGCTTTGTCGGCTTCACATTTATAAGGAAACATGAAAGATGGGGCGTAGGCAACAAACCATTTTTAGAATTTGTGAGGATTGACAATGGCTATTGATCCAATGACCGCTATTGCTGTCATAGACACTGGGCTTAAATTTCTTGATAGTGGTAGACAAGCGGCAGAACAACAACAGCGTTATCTAGATAATAGGATACGTGCTGCCGCTGCTCGTGATCTGAAGATACAGGCTCTTAATACAAGAGCTATTCAGGAGGCAGAGCGTGCCTCTGGTGCTAAACTAGAAAACCTTGTTAGCGCTCTACGGGTTAGAGAATCAAAGGTTGTAGCTGCCGGAGAAGCAGGTGTAGAAGGTCAGGGTGTGGAGGCTTTACTAGCTGATACAGAGGCTCGTAGGCTCCGTGGTGATACGATATACAACGAGCAATTAAAGAATACTCTGCAACAGATAAACCTTGAAAAGCAGGGTATTGATGCTCAAACCATAGCACGAATTGAGTCGGTAGAACAAGGTAGAAAGCCTAGTGCTTTAGGGATGCTAGCAGAAGCTGGCATGAAAGCATATGCCACAGAACGAAAGTATGGTGGAAACAAAAAAGGCAGTTTCTTGGCTACCATAGGACTAGGAGGGGATGACCCAGGGATACCTACTATAGGTCAACAGGGTTTACCGTCAGTACCTCCAATGAACAGTACTTACATTGGAACTACATAAGAGGAAGACATGGCAGAACGTAGAACGCAGATAAGGGAACTTGACATCCCTTCAATGTCCAGTGTGACACCTACTGCTAGTCCAGTAGAAACGTATGTAAGACCAGAGCAAGTACGGACTGAGCCTGGAGCTTTAAGTGAATTTGTATCTGCCCTTGCTCCTGCTATTAAAGCAGATAGCGATGAAAGATTAAGAAAAGTCCTAGAGCGTGAGCAAAAAATTCAGGACGGTAGGTTCAAGAACCAAGTTAATGAACTAGATCAGTATGCTCTCCAGGTTAAATATAATTTACATAACGATTTTAAAGATAACTCGACTGAATACTACAACTTAAAAGATGATGAAGACGGCACGGCTGCTGATAAAATTATAGCTATACGTCAAACGTATATTGATGAAAATGTTGCTGCACTAGAACGCGAGGGTGTAGATGAGCTACTCGTTCAAACCTTTAAGAACGAGATGCAGATTTATAACAACACATTTCTGGCTGATACTTTTCTACCAGGAAGAGAACAAAAGCACAGAGACGATAGACAGAATAGACTTACAACTGCACTAGGGATTATTCTGGAGACAGAAGAAGACCCAGCAAACGCTCTAGCAGCCGTAAACAAATATTATAACAGACATGTAGACGCAAACTGGGGAAATCATGCAGAGACCCTAGATACTATGTGGGAGTATGCTGTAACTATCGCTCCGTATAATGCTGATAATGCTATAGTGGACTGGTTTAAATCTCCTATGTCTAGTCCTGAGGGACAGCCTCCACAGTGGTTTGTGGGCAAACGGGCCGAGCAACGCGCTAAAATTGAAAAAGCTATTCAAACACAGGCTAGAGAAAATAAGGGAATAATAACAAGAAAAGCTAAAGATGCTTTTATTAGAGGCGAGGTTGAGAAACTTTTTCCTGGGGGAGAGTGGGGGAACTCGTCAGCAGACAAAGGAGAGATAGAAGTCCTCCCTGGTATTTTTATTTCTCCTCGTTCCGAAGAGTATGGTTCTTATGTTGATAATAAAGCCTATACACTATTAGAAGCTATTGAACAAAATCCAAGACTAGATGACGAAACTAAAAAAGCTAGAGCAGATTCAATCTGGCGTAGTAGATTTAGCTTCTATAATAATAATGGATTTATACCTCCTGAAGTTACAAAATCTATAGGAAACGGTGGCAAAGTTCTTCTCAGAATAGGCGATCTAACAGACCCACAAAATTTAGAAAAATTCTCTGAGATGATGAAAGCTGTGATGAAGGCAGATGCTTATTCAGGAGGAATGGAGCAGAGCGGAAGCATTTCATCAACAGTTTTTAAGGGTGACGATTATCTAAGATATAAGGCGGCTGCTGCTATGCTTTCTGCTGGAATGAATATACAGCAGGTAGGCATCAATGTTCAGGGACCAGTCTATGAAGGGCGTACTATTGAACTGACTACTGAAGAAATTAAGAGTAGCTTAGACGGCTTTCCTATTATTAATTCCGAGATAGCTTGGACAAAGAAAGCAGCAAGATCATATAATCTTTATCAACTGGCTCCTAAGGTTAAATCCCTTGCTGAAGCGCTACTACAGACTGGAACTGTTACCAGTGAGGAAGAAGCCAAGAAAGTAGCCTTACAAGAAATAGGTAACGACTATCAGTATGTCAGGCACCCCGACGGTTCTGTAGTTGCTCTACCTATTGAAAGCAATGTACTTAATAGTCCTGCTAATGTTGAACAAATTGAACAGGGTTTAGAAGACATTCTTAAGGATAAACAACTTGTTTCGATTATTCACGATGATTTAGGACTAGAACCTAGACTAGTTGGAAAAGTAACATTAGGTTTATCAGGGGTAGAAGAGGCTCCAAACTTTACGGTTCGTATTAAACCAGGGGGCAACCCTAACCAGTTTTATCTTGAGGCAAGGCCTCTTGATGAGGGAGAAGCCTCCTCTCGCACCATGTCACTAGGTACTATAAATATCTGGGATTTTAATGCTAGACGTATTCAGGGAATAAAGGACCAAATAGTACAGAAATATTATAAAGCAGTAGAAGATGGTCTAATAACACTAGGCAGAAGAGAGAATAGGCCTGATCTTCCTATGGATACTTTCTATAGTCTGGCGACGGCAGCCCCTCCTTCGACTCCTGAGGCTCCTTCTGATAATGCTGAATTTGTAGACACTGTTAGGGGTGCTATAGGAGAGCCAGTCGAAGGCGCTCCTCTAACTGTACCTGAAAGAAGGCTCGCTAATGCTAAGATTAAACAGTACGAGAAAGTACAAAGAAGTCTTGATCTAGGGCTGAAATTAGACAAAATAAGAGAAGACAGAGAAGCTTTGTCTGAGGAAGTAGTCACAGATGAAGGCTCTAGTAGTTGGATTCGCAGCATAGGGGCTGCTATTGGTAAAGCCATCTTTGGTGGTGAAGCACAGTCAGCAGAACTTGAAAGCACTGTAGCACAGTCGCTAGACAAGGCAGCTACAAATCCACTAGAGTTTGTACTTAACAATAGATACTTAGGACTAAGTGAGAAAGACC